GCACAGAGCACCAAAGCCGCGCTAATTTCAGCCGCTATGAAAGCGGATCGCGAAGCAGCAATGAATCACCATATGCTCGTGGAAGCGCGCAAGTGGTCATTCCGTAGGACGCTGTACGAGAATTTGCAGCCGCTGCCGTTGAGGCTGGCTTGAATCGTTACTTTTGGCGCATGGTTTCCGCGGCGCTCGCAAGTGCTTCAAGCGCGAACTGTTCCGGGTAAGTCATCGTGACTAGTACCGTCTTGCCTTCCATGTCGCGAGATCCAGCGATCAGGTAACGCACGCGGCGCTCGCTGATGCCGATGCGTTCCGCGATCCACCGCTGCGACTTGTCTATGCGCGCAATGAGGTCGTGGAAGTATTCGAGTGTTTCGTTGTACGTTCTGGCGTCAGGTGTCATGAGCTTTCGGTAGGTAGCGGCTCGCGTTTCAATAGCCGAGCCAGTCGCGCACTGCAATCGGGGTGCACGCAACAACCGACCAGTTGACGCCCATCGGGCCTTCGCCGCCATAGATGTCCTCACAGAGCAGCGCGCGGCTCGTGAGTGCCACAGCGCGGAAGCCATGCGCCTCCACAAACTTGATGGCGCGGGCCTGTACGGATGCGTCGATGATGTCTTGTGCGTTCATGATGTTTCTCCGGGTTCGCCTTCCACGTGTGTGGCGGCATGAATCTATTATTAGGCACACCGTGCCGGATTGCAAGCCCATAAAGCGGGGTTTTAAAACAATCTGTGCCGGATTGATGATTTAGGAAGAGAGTCATGGCGCTGACTGATAAGCAGCGCCGCTTCGTGGATGAGTATCAGGTCGACTTGAACGCCACACAAGCGGCGATCCGGGCCGGGTACAGCCCGAAATGGGCAGATTCGCAGGCGTATCAACTGCTCCAGAAAACTCCAGTTCAAGAATATCTGGCGCAGCGTCGCAAGGAGATCGCGGCATCGACTGCGATCACCCCCGAAATGATCGCGCAACGCTGGTGGGATCTGGCGAACGTCGATGTGAACGAGATCGTCGAGTATCGGCGCGACAACTGCCGTCATTGCTGGGGCGAGAACCATTCATATCAGTGGACGCACGGGGAATTCGAGAAGGAACAGCGCGACGCTGACGAGAACGACAAGCCGCCTCCGTCCTGCGATGGTGGCTTCGGCTTCGTGTTCAGCCGCGAGCCACACCCTGAATGCCCGGAATGTGGCGGCGAAGGTCGCGGGAAGGTGCATGTCCACGATACGCGTCGATTGAAGGGTGCGGCGCGGCGACTCTATGCCGGCGTGCATCAAGGCAAGGATGGACTGAAGGCGCTCGTTGACGACCGGCTGAAGGCGCTCGACGCAATATCTCGCATCTATGGCTTGTACAACGATAAGCGCGACGACACCGGCAAAGCACTTGCTGCCGAGAAGCTGCGGCTTGAGAACGACCGTCTACGCAAGAGCCTCGATGAAGAGATCAAGACTCTGGAGATCGAGAAGCGCAAGGCTGAGTTGGCATTGATCGAGAAGGGCGGCGGAAACTCGAACGCCAAACTATTGGCCGATCTAATAGCGAAGCTGCCCTCATGAACACCGGCAACCTGATGCTGGATCGCCAGCTAGCGCGCTGGTACGCGCTCAAGGATCATCCAGTACAGCTCGCGCTGGTTGCTGCTGTCGCGCAGGGAATACGGTTCCCGCTCGTTCCCGCCGGGCGCCGAAGCGGAAAAACTGAGCGGTTCAAGCGATTTTTGACGAAGCAGGCATTTGCCTACCCCGGCATGTACTTTGCCGCGGCGCCGACGCACGCGCAAGCGAAGAAGATATTTTGGGATGACCTGAAGGCATTCGCACTCTGCTGCATGCACAGTCGCAGGCCGTCTGAGTCTGACCTGATCATCTACCTGGATAACGGCAGCGAGATCCACGTCATCGGCCTTGATAAACCGCAGCGTATCGAGGGTATCCCTTGGACCGGCGGCGGGATCGATGAATTTGCCGACATCAAGCCCGAAGCTTGGGAGGCAAACATTCTGCCCGCGCTGAACACGGTCAACCCGACCATGCCTGACTATCGGGCGTGGTGCTGGCTGCTCGGCGTGCCCGATGGCCTGAATCATTACTATGACCTGTGCATGCAGGCTGAGTCTGGCGAAGATCCCAACTTCAGGGTCTTTCATTGGAAGTCAGCCGAGATTCTGCCGCCAGACGTCATGGACGCCATGAAGCGCGCGATGTCGGCGAAGCAGTTCCGGCAGGAGTTCGAAGCGTCGTTCGAGACCGCTACGGGCCGGATCTACGAGGACTACGACCGCACCAACCACACGGACGCGCGCATTGAGCCGCATGAGCAGCTTCTGTGGATGCACGACCAGAACTTTACGCCGCTGTCTTCCGCGATTGGAGTGCGCCGCAATAACGGGCTCTATCTGTTGGATGAAATAGTACTGACGAGCGCCATATCGAAGCAGTCCGCGACGGAATTCGTTGAAAAGTACGTCAATCATCAGAACCGCGAAGTATTGATCTACGGCGATCCTGCTGGGCGAGCTGGCGAGAAACACGGCCATGCGTCCGATTACACGGACATCGAAGGCGTACTGAAGGCGCATAACTGGAAGTTCGTGCGCAAGGTAAAGGCCGCCGCGCCGGCAATCAAGGATCGTCAGAACGCAGTGCGAGCAAAGATTTGCACGGCCGATGGATTCCGCAGCTTGTTCGTCAATCCAATAACCGCCAAGTGGTGCGACAAGGGCCTGGCGACGGTCCAGTTGCAAGAAGGATCGACGTTTCAGGAAGACCAAAAGAACAAGTATCAGCACATTACGACGGCCATTGGTTATTGCGTGGACGTCGAATGGCCGAGCATCAAGCGCACCACAACCGTTCGCCCATTGAGCGCATGAGGTTCTTATGAAATTTCGCAAAAAGCCTGTTGTGATCGAGGCGTTTGAGGTCGGATCTAGTCGATGGATCCCCGAATGGCTGGACAAGGCTATCTCGGACAATGAGGTTGTTACTTATGCCGGCAGACTCAACGAGCCGTTCAATAGCGCTGATATTCGAACTCTCGAGGGGGTGATGCACGCAAGCTCGGGTGACTGGATCATCCGGGGCGTGAAGGGCGAACTCTATCCCTGTAAGCCTGGGATTTTCGCGCTGACGTACGAGTCAGTTGAATGAATTTAGTTGCGCTTTCGAAGTAATCAACAGGCACATTCCGCATGACATCGACCGTTCGAGATCAAACGCCAGCAGTTGAGGCGATGGCGGAGAACTATCCAATCATCACCGCATTGCTTGGCGGCACGACGGCAATGCGCAAGGCCGGTAACACGTATCTGCCGAAGTGGCCGAACGAGACCAGTGATTCGTACACGAACCGGCTGAGTACGGCGACCCTCTTCCCGGCCTTTGGCCGCACGTGTGAGGTTCTCACCGGCAAACCTTTCTCGAAGCCCGTCACGCTGGGCGAGGATGTGCCGCCTCGAATCGTTGAATGGTCCAGCGACATCGATCTGCAGGGACACAACCTGCATGCGTTTGCGGCGGCAGTCTGTTTTCACGCGATTTCCTACGGATTGTGCGGCATTCTTGTCGACTTCCCGAATGCGGGCGGCTTGAGAACAAAGGCTGACGAAGCCGCTGCCGGGGTGCGCCCATACTTTGTCCATATCCACGCGCAAAGCATTCTCGGCTGGCGTGCTGAGCGCATCAACGGCGTTCAGACGCTAACGCAATTTCGATTTCTTGAAGTCGTTTCGGTACCTGATGGGCCGTTCGGTGAGGTGGAAATCGAACAGGTGCGTGTGCTCTATCCGGGAAAATGGGAAGTCTGGCGCGAGTCCGAAAAGCCCGATGCATCCGGCAAGAAAGACTGGGTTCTCCACGACGAAGGCGAGACAACCATTCAGAAAATCCCGTTTGTACCGGTCTATGGCCGTCGGACGGGCTTCATGCAGGCTGTGCCGCCGCTTGTTGAGCTCGCTCACATGAATGTCGAGCACTGGCAGAGCAAATCTGATCAGCAGACGATCCTGCACGTCGCGCGCATCCCGATTCTGTTCGCGAAAATGCTGGGTGACAACCCGATTACGGTCGGCGCGTCTTCGGCAGTCAAATCCGATGATCCAGACGGCGACCTTAAGTTCGTTGAACACACTGGCAAAGCGATCGAAGCAGGCGCCGATGAACTCGCGGCGATGGAAGACCGCATGCGTCAGGTCGGCGCCGAGTTGCTGGTGATCAAGCCCGGCAACATGACGGTCGCGCACACAATGGCCGACAACGAAGCCGGCATGTGCACCTTGCAGCGGATCATCCAGGATGAAGAGGATGCGCTGGATGCGGCCCTTCAACTGATGGCTGAATGGGTGAAGGAAGCCGAAGGCGGCCACGTCGAAATATTCAACGATTTTGGAGTCGCATCCCTTGCGGAAGCGTCACTCGAACTGCTGCGAGACATGAATGTTGACGGCACGTTCTCGGATGAATCGCTCTTTGCCGAGGCGCAACGCCGCGGCGTGATCAGTCCTGAGCGCAAGTGGGACGACGAAAAATTGCGCATCGGGCAGAACGTTGTCAAAGCCAACAACGGGCAAGTCCAGATTAAAGACACCTGATCTGTTTCAACGTAGTCATAAGCCGCACGACCTCATGGTCCTGCGGCTTTTTTATTGCCGCTCGCCTGGATAGGCACGGCGTATTGGGCCGGATGGCTCGAAAACGGTCGGATGACCAAGGAAAGATCATGCCATTTAAGTACGACGCTGAAGGCCGTATCGTTATTCAAGAAGTAAACGGCCAGAAATTGCCGGTTTTCGTTCACGCCGACGGCAAGGAAACACCGTTCGACGGTGATAGCACGATCGGCACCATTTCGCGCCTTAACGGCGAAGCGAAGACGCATCGAGAAGCCAAGGAAGCTGCCGAGGCGCGCGCCAAGTTGTTCGATGGCATCGAGGACGCTGATGCAGCGCGCAAAGCGCTTGAGACCATTAAGAACATCAAGGATGGCGACTTGATGACTGCTAGCAAGGTCGAAGAGATCAAGGCCGCAGCCAAACGTGCCGCTGAAGAGCAGGTTACGGCGGCCAACAAGTCGCATGCGGAAGAGCTCACGCGCACTAAAGCCGAGCGCGATGGCCTGCAAGCCACGCTTTATGACGAGCGCATTGGCGGCAGCTTCGATCGGTCCAAATTCATCACTGACAAGCTCGCCATTCCCGGCGACATAGCCAAAGCCGCTTTCGGCAAGGCATTCAAGATTGAAGAAGGAAAAACGGTTGCGTATGACGCGACCGGCAACAAGATTTTCTCCCGCGTTCGCCCCGGCGATCTCGCTGATTTCGATGAAGCACTCGAAACGCTTGTCGAGAACTACCCGCACCGCGACCAGATCATGAAGGGCTCGGGCGCGAGCGGGTCGGGTGCCAGCGGTGGCGCCGGCTCGGGCGGCAAGAAAGCGTATTCGCGCGCCGAGTTCAACACGTTTGATCCCACGAGACAAGCCCAGGTTGCCGCAGACGTACGCGGCGGCAAAGCAACGCTCAACGACTGATTGCACATCACGCAGCATCTGGCCAGACCTTGGATGAGGAATGGCGCTTCGGGCTGGATGGCCTACCTGTTTCGCTAATTCATCTCACTCAACTTTAGGATTTTCCTGTGAAAACGTCTTCCCTTTCCAAAGTCAAGTTGCACATTCGTGCCTATGCGCTGATTGCGCATGCGCACTTGTTCAACTTCATGGCCCGTCAAGGTCTCGTGTTGGGCGCGAACACCTTGACCGGTCTCGTGCCGACGATCTATGAAGCACTGGACGTCGTCTCGCGCGAACTGGTCGGCTTTATCCCTGCAGTATCACGCAATAGCTCGGGCGAACGTGCCGCGCTGAATCAGACGATCATGATCCCGATCGCACCGCAAGCCGCTCTGGCAGACAATACGCCTGCTGTTACCGCGCCGAATGAAGGCGACGAAACGGTTGGCAACGTGACCATGACCATCAGCAAGTCGAAGCACTATCCGATCCGCTGGAATGGTGAAGAGCAACGCGGCTTGATCAACGCAGGCAGCTACGGCGGCTTGCTGATGAACCAGTTCGCGCAGGCGTTCCGCACGCTGTCAAACCAGATCGAGACGGATCTGTGGACGACTGCATACCAAAACTCCTCGCGTGCCTATGGTACGCCTGGCACGGCACCGTTCGGCACGGCTGGCGATCTGTCGGACATCGCACAGGTTCGCAAGATCCTGGACGATAACGGCGCGCCGCAGACTGATCTGCATATGGTGATGGGCTCGGCTGCAATGGCCAACCTTCGCGGCAAGCAAAACGTGCTGTTCAAGGTGAACGAAGCTGGCACATCCGAACTGCTCCGCCAAGGCACCATCGGCGAGTTGGAAGGCCAGATGCTGCACAACTCGAACGCCGTTCAGGCCGTCACGAAGGGCACTGGCGCGAGTTACACGACTGACACGGCAGGTTATGCCGTCGGCGCGCAGACCATCAACCTGATCACCGGTACCGGTACCGTTCTCGCTGGCGATACGGTTACGTTCGCTGGCGACACAAACAAGTACGTAGTGCAGGTAGGAATTTCGGCTCCGGGGGCAATCTCGCTGGCTGCGCCCGGCCTGCGTCAGGCCATCGCTGGCTCGGCAACCGCGGTTACGGTAGGTGCATCGGCAACGCCGAACGTTTCCTTCACCCGCTCTGCCATTCAATTGATCACCCGCGCGCCTGCAATGCCGGTTGGTCCGGATGGTCAGGCGATGGATATGGCCGATGACGTGATTCAGGTTACGGATCCGGTGACGAAACTCGTATTCGACGTGGCCGTGTATCGCCAATTCTTGCAATTAGTTTATCATGTGAGATTGGCGTGGGGCGTTCAAGCCATCAAATCCAATCATATTGCCACGTTGTTCAGCTGATTTTGGTTGTAATAAATTCGTGCTATTTTGCATGAATTGACGGTACAATGAGGGCCGTCAAACTACTGCCGGCTCTCATTTCCCGCATGGATTACTCGAAGATTTATGATCGGTTGATGGCGCGCGCGACCAATAGGCGCGCCACTGAATACACCGAGATTCATCACGTCATTCCGCGCTGCATGGGTGGCACCGACAAATCAGATAACCTTGTTCGTCTGACGGCGGAAGAGCATTTCGTTGCACACAAATTGCTCGTCAAAATGTACCCGACTGAGCGTGGTCTGGTTTTCGGCATGATGGCGATGACCATGAGTAATCGTGGAATGCGCCCATGCAACAAGGCATTCGGCTGGGTGAGAAGATTGATTGCGCAAGCGCTGAGCGAGTCGCGCAAAGGCGTCCCGCGCTGTCCCGATATGATGGCCAAGATATGGGCTGGAAATCGCGGACGTGTGGCTCCTCAGCACGAACGCGAAAAGATCAGTCATGGTCTTAAGGGCAAGCCCAAGTCTCCCGAACATATCGCCAAAGTAATCGCCGCCAACAAAGGGCGCCCCGGCACGATGACTGGCAAGACCCACTCGCCTGAAACGAAGGAAAGAATGCGTCTCGCCGCGTTGGCGAGAAAGCACTCTGCCGAGACGAAAGAGAAATTGACCGCTTTCGCCGCATCGCAGACGCAGGAGCAGCGCAGCGCGAGAGCTTTGAAGGCGTGGGAAACGAAGCGCGCAAAGAAAGCAGCAGAGCAAGACTGAGCATCACAAATCACACAGCAAAAGCCCGCCCTAGCGCGGGCTTTTCGCATTGGAGCGCACATGCATTGCCCAACAGTAAAGGTGGTGTCGCCAGTCTCTGACGACAACCAGCATGGCTACATCGTGATCAACGAGTCTGACCTAAACGAAGACCATGAGGTTTTCGACGAAAACTCGAGTGACACCCCCGCAGTAGAGCCGACTGCAAAGCGCAAATACACGAAGAAAACGGAAGAATAACCATGCTGACTGATGCCCAAATGACGGACGTGCGCCGGTTCATGGGTTATCAACTTGCCGGTACGACGATGCCGATCACGAATGACCAGGATCTCGTCTACGGCCAGTTCGGGATGGTCATCATGTCGCTGTACACGCGTCTCACGACCCTTTCGGCGAGCGAAGAATCCGTTCTCATCAATACGTACCTCACGAATCTATACACGCTGGAATCAGCCATTCCGGGCGCGAGCGCAAACCTCGATACATCTGTCGCTGCGGTATGGACTCACAATCCTCGTGAGCAAGCAGATCGCGACAGACTTTTCGACTCATGGCGCCGTCGCATGTGTGGATTCATCGGCTTTGCGCCCGGCCCCGGCTTGGGAAGCGGCAGCATTTCGGTAATGCGGGGCTGAATATGACGATCGTAGCTTGGGATGGCCGCACGCTCGCGGCTGACAAACTCGGCGACATGTCCGGATTGCGCCGCACGACAACGAAGATAAGGCGCTTCGATGGCGGTCTGTTCGGCTCGGCCGGGACAGGCTCGCATGCAGCGCACATGTTCGAATGGATCAAGAGCGGCGCGCGGCCTGAAACAATCCCCGCTTTCCAGTTGACGGATGAATACCAAAGCGTGCTCGTGGTTCGGAACGACGGCACGGTATGGATCTACGCGCAAAGCCCCTATCCATTTGAGATGGAAGACCCGTTTCATGCCATTGGCTCGGGCAGGGACTTCGCCATAGCCACGATGTATCTGGGACGGAGCGCCGCTGATGCGGTCCTTGTTGCTTGCCAGTTTGAGACTGGTTGCGGGAACGGCATCGACACCCTGGAGCTTTGATGGAACCAAACCGAAACTTCGGCTTTTATTTCTGGAAGTTTGTCCACAACGCCGTCATTCATCCGCTGCTCGCATTCCCTTGGGATGGGCCGGAATGGCTAAATCGTGCGCACGACTGGACGGCGGCTAAGTGCTGGGTAGCGGGTTGAGATGGACGGCGCCTTTCTCCAGAGCAAGATCTATTACGGGTACGCCAAGTCCGCCCAATACATCGGCACCCCGTTCAACCAATTCCGCCCGACCAGCGCGACAAACCCTGTCGCCGGCGCACCGATCGCCACGCTGAACGCCAGCTTCAACGCGCAGGACATGAAGTACAGCAAGCCGAATCCGTACGCTAAGCCGCTTTGGTTCGCGCTGGTCGACGGCAGGCTGACGGCGGTCGGCGACTATCTCATCGGCGCGAGCGGAACGTTCTTCATCGCCGCGATGCAGCCTTTGCTGCCGATTCTGGCGGTGGAGTGCAATCGGACGATCAACGTCCTGCGTCCGCAGCAACTGGCCGGCACCGGGACCGTTGGCTACGGCGGCGACACGGTAGCCAATGAAACGGTGTTGATGACCGGATGGCCCGCATCTGTCCTGCAAGGCACGAAGGGCGAGAAGGGCGATACCGATCTGCCGGGCGACGTCCGTAACCCGTGGTGGGCCGTCCTGTTCCCCTATTTCCCCGGCGTCGCACTGCGCACCGGCGACATCATCACCGACGACCTGACGCGCCGCTACATCATCAGCAGCGCTGAACTTACTGATCTCGGGTGGCGGCTTACCTCGATTCAGGCCCAGACATGACGATCATTTATGCATTGACATGCCCGACGACAGGGCAAGTGCGGTACGTCGGCAAGACCGATATGTCGATAGCAAAGCGTCTCGCTAGCCACATATTCGGGTGTAAGGCCCAAAGAGAAAAGAGAGTCCGAAAGAACGTTTGGCTTGCCGAAATAATCGATGCCGATATGGTGCCCGGGATTCATGTATTAGAGCGCGTCCCCGATGGATCGTGTTGGCAAGATGCAGAGATTCGATGGATCGCGCATTACCGGGTGGAAGTCGGAAGTGATCTGCTGAATGTTTCCAATGGAGGCAAGGGGCAGAGGGGATACGTCCCTACCGAGGAAACGAGGGCAAAAATCTCGGCAGCGGGGAAGGCTAGGGCTCCGTACCCAAGGAAGCCGCACAGCGAAGAAACACGAGCAAAAATCGCAGCCACCCTGAAAGGGCGCCCCGGACCAATGGCCGGAAAGAAGCATTCTCCTGAAACGCTAGCCAAAATGTCGGCAGCTCAGGCGGGGCGGAAATTGACCGAAGAGCACTGCGCCACGTTATCGAAAGCTCTAAAAGGCCGCTCTGTGTCACCGGAAACGCGCGCAAAGATCGGCGCAAAAGTTTCGGCTTCTGCGGCTCGCAAGCGTGCCGATAAGGCGGCGCAGACATAATGGCAGACTCCTTCGATGTGATGACCGAACTGGCCACGCTGATGACGACGTTCGTCTATCCGAACGGCACGTCTGCGCCATCGGTAACCGGCAACGACATCATCTGCTATCCGGGCTGGCCGACACAATCGGTGCTCGATAACGATCTGCGGGCGACAAAAAGCCACGTTTCGATCTACTGCCTACCCGGCGGCCAGAACACGACGCGCTACCCGACCACAAATCAGCGGATCAGCGCGACGCCCGCAACGCTCGACTGGGACGTGACCGGCATCACGGCCACGCTCTCTGGCACCGTAACGACGCCGCAGAACGTCGCGATCATCGTTGATGACGTGGCGTATGCGTATGGCGTGAAACCGGCTGACACGCTGGCAAGCATCGCCGCGGCGCTCGCTGCATTGATCGTGGTCAACCGGCCCTGCACATCGGCCGGCGCTGTGATCAGCATCCCGAACTCGTCCACGATTGTGGCGCGCGTGGGCACGGTATCCACTGTGGCCGCTGAGTGGTCGCGGCAGAAGGAGGTCTACCAGATCACGGTCTGGTGCTCGACTCCTGCCAATCGCAAAACGATCATGGGCGCGATCCGCGCGGGGCTAGCGCAGAAGCGGCGCATCCCGATGCCGGATGGATTCGGCGCACGGGTGCGTTATCGCAATGGCACGCCGGTCGATGAGACGCAGAAAGCGCTGCTCTATCGCTACGACCTGTTCTACGAGGTCGAGTACGCAACCACGGTAACAAGCACGGTGCCGCAGGCGACCACCTGGACGGTCAACGTCTACGGCGGATCGTCTCTGCCCACCGATGCACCGAGTATCTCTTTCAACTTTTAACGCTCCGAGCGGAGAAGCACATACATGTCAACAAACTATAGTTTCACTGGCGCGTTCAACGCCGCGACGCTCGGAGTGCCCGGTGCGTACATCAACATCCAGCCTCCGGGGCAGGGCGTCATCACGCCAGCCTCGACCGGTCTGCTGGCGATGGTTGGCGTCGCATCGTATGGTCCGGTCAATCAGTCGACGCTGGTTGGCGCGACCACACAGGCTGGCGCTACGTCGATTTCCCTGTTCGGCAATCCGGTCCTGCGCACCTCGGATCTGGTGACGCATGCGACGATCGCGCTGCAGGCGCAACAGGCCGCAGGCGCAGGCGGCTTGCTGCTGACTCGTGTCACGGACGGCACTGATGCGGCGGCGACCAGCTCTGTTCCCGTCTCGGCGGCGGCAGCCACCGGCTATATCGCGTTCTCCGGTCAACCGAGCCCGGCCGACACCATCACGCTTGGCGGCACGGCGGTGACGTTCGTTTCCGCGCTGACGACCGGCGCCCAGATCCTGATTGGCGGCACGCTCGCGGCCACCCTGACGAATGCAGTTGCATTCCTGTCAGGCTCGGCAGATACGAACCTCGTCAAGTTCACGTATTCGGCCACTGCGACCCAGTTGAATCTGACTGCTGCTGCAACGGGCACCGCGGGCAACGCGCTGACGCTGGCGAAGTCAGGCACCGTTGAAACGGTGTCCGGCGCTACGCTGTCGGGCGGCACGGCTGCAACGGTCGGCATGACGCTCGCGAACAAATACACCGGCACGACCGGCAACGGCGCAACGTGGAGCATCACGGCCGGCTCCAGTTCAGTCCCGAGTACGCCGACATGGAAGCTTTCGATTCAGGTCGCAGGCTACCCGGCGGAGGTCTACGACAACATCGGCGGCACGGGCGCGACGTTCTGGGCCAACGCAGTCGCCGCGGTCAACAACGGCAACTCGATTCTGCGCCCCGCGTCGCAATTCTTCGTGGCTACCGTCGGCGCCAGCACGGCAGCCGCATCGGTCAGCAATGGCACGTTCAGCGGCGGTACGGATGGTGCAACGACCGTGACGTCAGCGATGCTGGTTGGTGTCGATATTCCGGGCGCTCGCACTGGTATCTACACGTGGCGCAACAGCGGTGCTGCGGTGGCTACTGTCTGCGACCTTTGCGACAACACGCAGGAATCGATGCTGATCGCGCTCGGCCAATCCGAGGGCATTCTGGTGCATGGCGCCGGCGCCCCGGGCGAAACCGCAACGTCGGGCGCCACGAACAAGCAAGCAGTCGGCACGAATAACACGTGGTATCGCCGGTGGCTGGGCGACTGGTGCTACTGGAACGACAATTTCAACGGTCAGCAGCGTCTTGTCTCGCCGGCCACGTTCCAAGCGGCGCTCCAATCGACGCTCCAGCCGCAGCAGTCGACACTGAACAAGCAGACCTACGGCGTCGTGTCCACGCAGCGCAGTCGCACCGGCAACGCCTACGCAAACGATGAGCTGGGCGTACTGCTGTCGAACAGCATCGATGTGATTGGTACGCCGTGCCCGGGTGGTCCGTACTTCGGAAGCTTGATTGGTCGCACGTCGTCATCGGATGCCACGCGCAACACCGATAATTGGCCGGTACTTACCAACTTCCTCGCGCGCAGCGTAGGTGGCCCGAATGGCGTCGGCACGTTGATCGGGCAGGACATCACGCCTGACTTCTTCACCGAAGGCTACGACATGCTGCTGAACTGGGCTCAGAACCTGGTCGACAACAAGGTCATCCAGGCAGCGCAGGTCATCTTCGGACCGGCGAACAATCCGCAGACCCAGACGGCAATCGGCGCAGTCGTCGCTCAGGTCAATCTCCAGTACTTCGGCATCGCATCCGTGTTCCTCGTGAACATGCAGACCGGCGCGACGGTCGTTGTGCCGCCGCTCACCACCGCGTCGTAATCCACGGCAACACAGATCAGGCCGCCTCCGGGCGGCTTTTTTATTGCCTATCGCAAGGAACCTGATTCATGTCAGCCAATGATTTCAACGTAGGCAGCGACACCACGCTGTCGCTCATCGTCAACGGGCAGATCATGCGCGCGGCGATTCTTACCAGCTTCGAAGCCCGCCAGATTACGGCTAGTCTCGACTCGACCGGCATCGACGGCGTCAATCGCTACGACGAGATCGAGAAGGGATGGGAGGGCACGCTCGAGTACGATCGCGCCGATTCGATTCTCGACGACTTTTTTGCAGCCAAGGAAGCCGCGCGTTACGACGGCTTCCCGAAGCCGTACATCTCCATCACGGAAACTACGACCAACGTCGACGGCTCGGTGGTGAAGTATCGCTATCCGCGCTGCGCCCTTAAGCTCGACTCGATCGGTGCGCGCAAGGGCGATGCGAAGGTCGAGCCGAAGGTGGGCTGGAAGTCCGGACGCCGGATCAAGGTTCAGTAAGTCCTAGCCGGCGATTCCGTACCAGGCGGCAACGCCCAGCAGCCCGACGAAGAGAGCAATGATCGGCCCGAAGAAAACTAGAAGCATGAGCCGCACGGTCTTGCGGTGCAAGTAGGCCCCGCATCCTGGACACGTAATCGCGCTGGTGCTGATTTCCCGGCTGCATTCATTGCATTTTTTTAGAGCCACGGCACTTCCCCTGTTGTTTTTCGAATCTTCGTTCGGCATCAGTTTACCCCAAGGACGCGCTCAACTCTAAGCGTCCTCTCTCACGTCCCATGCGGACAGGAACAGATATGGCAGACGTCAAAGTCAAGAATGTGCGCACCAGTGCGGTCGAAGGTGGCGATACGCCGTCGCAAGCCGTCGCTCGAGCGAAAAATCAGGTGGAAGTGACCGACGCTGGCGGTCGAACGATCGTGGTCAAGCGCCTTAACGCGCTCGAAAAGATGCGGTTGTCGAAGATCGCAGGCGCTGAAGGGGCATCCAATCCGACGTACTTCGGCTACGTGATCCTCGCGGCTTCCGTCGTTTCAATCAATGGCGAGCCCGAAGCATTCCCCATGACGGCACGTGCTGTCGAAGCACTGATCAGCCAACTCGACGACGACGGGCTATCCGTTGTGAGCAACGCGGTCGCAGAGTTGAGCGGCGGGGCGAGCCCGGCTGAGGAAGCCGAACACGCAAAAAACTAACTGGCTCCGCCGAGTTGCGTGAGCTGACGATGCTCATGATGAACAATTTCGATCCGGAGTTTGCGATGAGTCTGGATCGGGCGGAGCGAATGGCATTTTGCGTGATGGTTGGCGAGCGCAACGGTGGCCAGTTCAACTGGTCAACGCTCAAGTGGGATAAATAGCCATGCCTGAATTCAAATCTTTCGGGGATCTGGCAAAGCACCTTGAGCGCGTCGCGAAAGTGATGCCCAAGGAAACGGCCAAGACACTCGAAAAGATCGGCAAGCACGTCGAGCAGGTCGCCAAAGACAAGATCGGCCACATCCAGCAAGCGTCAGGCCAGTTCAATGGCTGGGCAGACCTCGCCGACGCTACGCAGCAGGTTCACATACAGGCAATCGTCGACGGAGAAGCCGCGCCGGATGCCGGGCCGAACTCCGCACTGCTGATCAAGGGCGATCTGCGGGACAGCATCAAGCATTCGATCGAGAAGAGCGGGCGCGAGCACACGCTATCGGTGGGCTCTGAATCACAGATTGCGTACTGGCAGGAGATGGGCACCGACACCATTCCTCCTCGGCCAGCGATTGGGCCAGCGATGTTCGAAAGCGAGAAGATGGGGCGCGATTTGCTGGGTGAAACGGTTGAGTATGTATTTTCAAAGGCAGTTTAAAAAATGACCGTCAGCTACAGCATTGCCTCGACGCTCACCGTCAAGGACGAGCTCACCGCCGTACTTGAAAAGATCGCCATGATCGGCCGGCAGGTCAACGCCGAAATGACGTCGCTGACAAAGAACATCAGCAAGCTTGGCACGGTCTTCGAAAAGTCGTCTGGTAGCGCGAGCAAGTTCGCCGAGAAGCAGAACGCGGCCTTTTCGGACTTCGCTTCCGGGGCGTCCAAGGCAGCGACTGCGGCGAGCAACCTGAATCGCGAACTGGCGACGCTTAGTCAGCGTTCAGTGCAGCCGATGCAGCCCATGCGCTCGCCGAGCGGCGGCATAGTGGTGCAGAGCCCCCGCTATCAGACAGACCCGCGCATGCTGCCCGGTAGAGATCAGTCTCCTCGCCGAGTTATCGATATAGGCGGTCACTCGACGGTCGATCCGTACTGGGTTCCGCCTGGCGGTGGCTCTGGCGGCGGTCGCGGTGGCGCCTTCCTCCCCGGCCCTTCTGGTGGCGGTGGCGGGTCGGGCGGTGGCGGAATCGTGCCCTTTGGTGGTGGACCTGGCGGCACTCCTCCCGGCGGCGGATCAGGTGGCGGCGGTGGCGGCGGCGGTGGTGGTGCTGGCGGCGGCGCAGGCGGTGGCGGTGGCGGTGGCATGAACGGTTTCGCCGCCGCATACGCTGGCGGAATGATCAAGAACTTCGGTGAAACCATCGGCGGGGCGCTCGTCGCGACCACCAAGGACGCAGCCGAATATACGCACCAGCTCGAGCTGATGAAAATCGCCGGTATGTCGGCGAAGGACGTTGCAGACGCGACAACCGTTGCATGGAAGACGTCGCGCGACATCACGACCAGCACTGCCACGTCCAACTTGCAGATGATCGGCGAACTTCGCTCGATTCTGCCGGACGTCAACTTGAGCATCAGCGAGGCGGTGCACTTCCTGCCGCAAGTCGCGAAACTCAATGCGGTGATGGGATCGCTGAACGGCGGCAACGCACCCGAAGGACTCGCCTACAGCACGCTGCGCGCCGTCGAAATGATGGGCGGCACTGTCGACCCGAAGACCGGGAAGCAGGACCCGGCGCGCGCTGCGAAGATGATCGATGCGATCACGCAGGCCGCAATCATGAGCCACGGCAAAATCAGCCCGAATGAGTGGGTCGGTTTCGCGCAGCAGGCAAGTGCTGTCGTGAAGAACATGGACCCGGCAAAGGTCATCGGCCAAAACGCTACGCTCATCATGGAAATGGGCGGCAAGCGCGCCGGTACCGCACTGACCTCGATGAATCAGCAGGTCGTCGGCGGTGTCATGCCGCAACGGATGGTTGAGGACTGGGAGAAGTACGGTCTCATCGACACCCACAAGGTGACCAAGACGCGAACTGGGGTCCGACTCGCCCCCGGCGCAATCAAGGGCGAGGACGTGTTCAAGGGCGAGGGTGGCGCACTCGACTGGATGGTGAACGTCTTCATTCCCACGCTGAAGCACGCAGGACTCGACAACAAGCAGATTTCGGACAACATCATCCGACTGTTCGGACGGCAGACGACGCAGCGCGAAGCTTCGCTAATGGTCACCCAGCAGCAGCAAATGCAGCGCGACATCGCCATGCAAAAGCAAGCGGCGACCGCTGGTGGCGGATTCGGCGAGCTTAACTCGAACGATCCGAACACTATCAAGAGCGCTTTCTCGGCTCAAGAAGAAAGCATGATGACGGCGATCGGCAAGGCGGCGATGCCGATGGTCCTGTCGGCGATGAAATCCCTGACGTCGATGTTCACCGCGATCGGGGAATTCGCAACGCGTCATCCGGGTATTACCAAGGGCATCCTGGTAGCAGTCGCTGCGCTCGCGGCATTCGCTGTGGTGTTCGGTTCGATCCTGGTCGTTGTTGGCACTATCGCGGCGGCCATCGGTGCGATAGCGGCTCTTGCCAGCACTGGAGTCGCATGGGCAATTGCTGGGATCGCTGCCGGCATCGTAGCCATTGGAGCTGCCGTTCTGGCGATCAACTGGACCGGGCTTCTTGCCGATGTCACGGGCTGGCTATCCAGCATCGTGTCGGCCGTTTCGAACTGGCTATCGAATATGGTCAGCGCAGTCCGGTCGCATCTGCCAACGTGGCTCGGCGGGATCGACAAGCCTGCGGCTCCGAACGGTGCGGCTCCGAGCGGCCCGACAGCGGCCGACGTCTCGCGCGGTAATGCGGGGGCGGGCGCAGATCGACACTCAAACGCTCAACTGGCCTCGATGATTGCGGACAAGATGAGCGGCGCCAAGGTCATGCTGGACGGCCACGCCGTCGGCAGCTTCATGCTTGACCACCTGAACCGCGAATCGTCGCGCCCCTCAACCGGCACGAGCGGCTTCGACACACGCCTTGGGCCACTTCGACCTGACTACGGATTCTGATGAGCGACTTTACTCTATACCTGGACTCGGTCGCTTTTCAGGAGTTCGAGATCCCGGACAGCATCAAGGCCGGCGGTTCGCAGGCGCTGTTCAAGCATAAGTACCCGGGTGGCGCACGCACCATCGATACGATGGGGCCGGACGACGACGACATCACGTGGTCGGGCACCTTCATGGATGGCACCGCGCAGGACCGGTGCGCCCAGCTCGACGTAATGCGTCGTCAAGGCAATCAGGTTGTGGCGACGTGGGCGGGGTATCAGTACCTCGTCGTTATCGCTGAATTCAAGTGGGATTTCCGGCGTTTCTGGGAGATCCCGTACACGATCACGCTAGCGGTGGTTCAGGACCAGACGCAACCGATGCAAAGTTACGCGCCGGACGTCGACAGTCAGACCATTTCCGATGTTGGATATGCGACGACTTACTGCGACACGATTGGCGTCTCGATTGGCGGGCTTTCGGCCACCTTGTCCAGCCCGATTATCGGCGCGGCTAGCGCCCTGTCAACCGCAGTGGCTGGCGTGAACAGCACGATTGCGTCTATCGGATCTATCTCTGGCGGCACGGTGGATTCTCAGGCGGCTCTTGGCGTGCAGGTAGGCGCGGCGATGGATATTTCGCAGGGTTTGCAGTCGACGCTGGACGAAGGTTTGACGGCGGCCGGAAACCCCGCTTTATTTGCCAGTGGCACATCGCCACAAAACATGATCGCGTCCCTGCAGAACCTCTCAGGCCTGTCGAGCGCATTAGCCGCCAACGTCGATTGCTCGAACACCCTCGGGCGCATGTCAATCAACATCGGCCAACTGGGCAGCTAAATGGCAATCACATCAGTCACGGTCTCGCCTGGCGATGACCTGTATCGGCTCGCCTCGCAGTATTACGGAGACGCAACGGCATGGACACTCATCGCACGTGCGAATGGGCTCACTGATCCGCTGATCGATACGGATTCGACGCTTGTCATTCCGGCCTATAACGCGGCTCAGGCCAACGACGGGATTCTCGCCTCGCAATGACAACTCGCACCTCATCTGCGCGCCGGCCGCGCGGCATCGTCAAGGTTAATGGCGTACCGATCAGCTTCCTGAAGGCGAGCGTTACCAGCAAATCGCACTTCGCGGCCGACACGTGGACGGTGAACCTCGAGGCGTGGAATCAGCCAGAAGGCTACGGCATGGCGTACTGGGCTGACGTCACGGACGTGCAGGTCGAAATCCTGTTTGGATCGATCGCGCCCGGCTCGGATGTGAGTTCGGCGGCCGGCAACCAGACGTCGATCATTCTCGGACAGGTTGATGACGTCGACATTGATCCGCTCGATGCAGACTCGCTGGTCATTTCTGGCCGCGACCTCTCTGCGCAACTGATCGACACGAAGACAACGAACAAGTACCCCGATCACGTGTCATCGTGGATCGCGACGACGATCGCGCAACAGTTCAATCTGGTGCCCAACGTCACGCCGACCACGACGCCGGTAGGGCAGTACTACAACCAGGCATACGCCAGCATCTCGCGCGACATTCCGACGTGGGATCTGCTCGTTTTCCTCGCGCAGCAGGAAGGGTTCGACTGCTACGTTCGCGGCAACACGCTGTATTTCGGGCCACCGCAGGCCGATAGCGACGCGAGCCCGACCGTGGTCACGGTGCAGAAGAATGGCGCCATCATCGAGTCGAATGCCGTCCGCCTCAAGCTTCGTCGCTCGTTGACGCTGGCTCAGGACGTCTCGGTGACGGTGCTCAGCCATAACGTGGCATCCGGCAAGTCGATCAAGGCAGTCGCGACGCGCGCCGGCAAGAAGTCGGCGAACTCGTCAGCATCAAAGGGCGCGGAAAAGGTGCAGTCGTACATCATCAGGCGACCCAACCTGACGCAGCAGCAGGCGCAGAACCTCGCGAATCAGACGCTGGTCGACGTCACCAAATTCGAGCGCACGTTTGATGCGACGGTAGAGGGCGGCCCGCTGCTTACAACGCAGAACAAGGCCGTCATCCAAGGCACGCAGACCTCATTCGATCAGTCTTACTACATTCAGCAGATTACGCGCACGCTCGATTTTGAGGGCGGCTTCGTGATGACTTTCAGTGGCAAGAACCACTCGACCGAGACCAACCCGGAAGTCTGATCCCATGGAAGGATTCAACAATGCAGTGCGCGCGCAAGCCGCACGGCAGGCGCAGCTTATTGCCGACTCGCGCATGGGCATTGTGACGAGCTACGACCCGGCGCAATACGCCTGCAAGGTCCAGATCATGCCAGAGGGCGCGTTCCCGGCTGAGGGCGAGTCCGGCGAAAGCGGCTGGATTCCAGTGCAGACCATCTGGTCGGGACCGGGCTGGGGTGTGTACTGCCCGCCGACAGTAGGCGATCAGGTGTTTGTCGCGCACGCTGAGGGCGATGCTGGTTCGGGCCAGATAATTGGGCGTGTGTATGACGCCTCGCATCTGCCGCTGGCGGTGCAGAGCGGCGAATTCTGGATGGTCCACGCGTCAGGTGCTTTCTTCAAGTTCACCAATGACGGGAACGTCTCGCTCAATGGCCTCGCACTGTCAATTACCGCAGAAACAAGCGTTACGGGAAGTTTGGATGTGACGGGAAACGTCACGGTCGGCACTGGGGCAAGCGGGTCTTTCACGACTATTGAAGGCATCACCGTCACGGTGCAGGACGGCATTGTCACCAACATTTACTAGGGGCGCTTCATGTCTTATCCGCAAGGAGAGTCAGCGTTTAATCAGGGGTATTTTGATAGCCTGAATACGCGAGTTTCCGCCACGGTCACCTGTGACGGTCTCCAGAAGATCATGACCCAGGCGGCCAATTCCGTAAATGGCACGATCGCCGCTGTGACGACGCAATTGGCTCTGATTCAATCTGATTACAATCAGTTGGCCGTAAGAATATCTACGCTAGAGAATCACATCGCCACACTCGCCGGATCGCAGGTGGGATTTACCGCGCTGGCTACACAGTCGCTGACGGTCGGAGCGGTCGTTGATATTGGCTCTGCAATTGCGTATTTACACGCGCAGGCGGCAGTGACGATGAATCTCGGGATCGCAGGGACATCGTCTTTTATACAAGAAGCTCTCGCTCTGGCTCAAGAGTTGATTCAGGTAGTGCTGGCATTTAACCGCCTAGAGCGCCAGATAGAGTCTTTGACGGCGATGCTGACTGACCTTCCAGCGCGACTTGCCTCGCTGGAAAGCGCCATCATGGCCAAGGCAGCCACCATCACAGACTGCACCATAACTCTGGGAGTGGATTAACTCATGTCCACGCCAGCACAAACCCTGTTTGCCAATTACATGGCCAACGGCGCATCTGCCGTGGTGACCAACCCTGTCGGCGCAATCGTGACGACACTGGGAAACGACATCAACACGGCTTACGGCCTTCTCCCCTCAACAGGAATAGGTGCGCCCGACCCCATCACTGGAATAGCGTCACCGAACTTAGCCGCAGTTCAGCAGGCATTGACGAACTTGGGCGCGGCCGTGTCGGCGATGCTTGCCCATACCAACCGGCTCAGTGGTATCGCTGCGGCCACGCAACCGGGGCAACCGACGCTGAACGGCGTGGTCGGTATGGCCGGGGCGCTCGACAATTACATGTCGGGCTATTTCGGCTCATCCGCAGCCTTACTGCCCACGATGTATACGGCGCTTGGCTGCGCATCAGCGATCGCCCCGATTGATGCGTATGTCAATGCGCTGGTCGCAGGCCTCACGAATTTGACGATTCTGCCGGCTGCAGCAGAAACGGCTCTGAATGGCTACACGACAGTACTGAACAACTATGTGAGCAACGACAGCAATGCCTATATGTCGGTCGTGAACGATGTTGCGCAGGCGTCGGCTTTCCTGTCTTTTGCGGCCCCCACCAACACCAAGAACGCGGCTGCGCTTTCCTTAATTCAAGCCGTTATGTCTGCTCCGAACATTGCAATTCTGCAAACCGTGTCGGTAATCCCATGAGCGCGATCTGAATATGGCAGACCTTTGTGACATCGACCACCTCTACGGTGAGGATCTGGGCACGACCCCCTCGGGTGACATCGCTGTCGTCAGCAACCACAACCGGACAGTGCAGCGCGTGATCCGGCGACTGCTAACCGCTGGGTACATCTGGGTGCAGGGGTATGGCGCCGGCCTATTGCAAAAGATCGGCGAAGAAGAGCTCGATCCGAATCAAGTGCAGGCAATCGTGCTTTCGCAGTTGCTCGTTGAGCCCACGGTGTCGCGAAAGCCGCTTCCCACCGTCACGGTCACTACCGCTCAAGGAACAGGCGTTACCACGCTCAACGTCCGCTACACGGACCTGAGCGGCACTCCGCAATCATTCGGCTTCGATCTGGCTTAGGAAACAAATGGCAGCCATCTCATGGCAGGGATTTACCAGCTTCGTCAGCAGTAACGTCGCGGCGGTGCAGGCATCGGCGACTTCCATCGTTGACGCGACCGTTG